ATAAAATAAAAACATTACGTTTTTTTTGAATGGATAACATCTGTTGATTTACCAGATGTTATCTTAAGGAAAATTTTTCTTTGTTTTTTCTTTGTTTTTTCTTTGTTTTTTTCTTTGTTTCTTTGTTTGTTTTTTCTTTGATTTTTTCTTTCTTCCACCAGAAGTTGGTGGTTCACACAGTTTGTAATAATCGACTGTTTCAGAAGTCATTACATCACAATATTTGTCTTCGGGTGTAACAACACCTGGTGATGGTAGTAGTTCTATATTTATACCAGGAAACGAATTTTTAAAATCGTCTTTAATTACATCCAAATCCGTGTCTTTGGTTTTATATGTTCCAGACAAATTGTCTATATAAATTATATTGGTATCGCCCTTTTTTGAAAACTGCATAATTCCTGCGGCAGCTATACGTTCAAGTTTATTACATAACCATGCGTGTTTACATTTCGCATCATCCTTTGGTCCAACTGTATTACATAAATATAATCGACCATCAGATTTATAACAATATGTAAATGCTACATCGGTGGCTGGACCACCGGTCTTTGGATCACGACGATCATGAAATATTTTATCAAATAAATCTTCTATACTGGTTATGTTATAGCCTTTATAGTTTTTGGGAAGAGTGAGAGGAATATCCTCACCACGCATCTTCATTGTTCGTTTAACATTATCACCAAATAAATCATGATGCTCGTTATTAGCCGTGATCATTCTACCAACATTACGAACACCTAAATGACCTGAATGTCCTTCTGTCGGTTTAAGAAATATTTTATAAGTATCCATGTTGGTGTTATGTATTAAGTCAATTGATTCACTTTCTTCACGCATTATATATATATATAGTTATTTTTGAAGAAGAGAGAATAAAAACAGAATTTACAGAATGTCTTCATAAGGCAAAATAATCAATAATACTTTTATAAAGTAGCGTCTTAATCGCTTTTTTCCTTTTTAAGCCCACATACCTTTACTCCGTTTACTTCGAAGGGCGCCGCCATGGTAATTTCACTTTCGTTATAGTTGAATGATAATTCAGTTCCAGGTTGAATGTCCTGTAATGCATACACATTTACACCATCTATACGTGTAGTAGGTGTGAACGAATGGTTCATAAATATACCATATTCGTCGTAAATATGTTGCCCATTACCGATATAAATGGTTTCACGTAATGGTTCGGTGTAAATTTTACCAGTCAAAGTAAAAATAATATCACCTTTTTGGTGACTTTTTGTTGAATGTAGACCAAGTCCTTCGTTTATTGCACTCTTTGTAATTTCCATTTTTATATATTTAACAGATATGCTTTAAATTATAATTTTATATAATTATAATTTGACTATTTTTCAACTATATAGTAATCGTAAAATGCACATGCACAGAACTCTTCTTGGATACATCATATATATCAGACATATTTATACGTGATATTCCTCCACCGGGAATTTTTACTGTTTGATTACGCTGCATTTTTAATTGTTTGGTTTGGACGAATAAGTGTTTATTCCCAATTACTATATCTATTACAGGATTATTCCATAAATCTATCAAATTCATTCGTTTGTTAACATGAATGTCGTTTTTCTCGTCAATCTCAATATCATCGTCTAATTTGGGTATACACTGCACATATAGTTCCGCACCTGCGTTATCATAAACCAATTCATGATGCCACAATGGAATATAGTATGTCTTATTATCATTTTCTAATCTATAGACATTTTCGGAATAAAGGTCGTTTAATGATGGGTAAATTCGAATACACTCATCTCGTTCCAATTTATTAGAATACAAAATTTCCATTTTTTCCATAAATGATGCGGGAATATGTAACACGTCTTTTTGATTTCGCAATAATTCACAGATTTTACCACACTGTTTACGATTTAACCGTTCTATTAATTCAAGCGCTTTAGGTTCACACTTGTTTGATATATTTTCTATAATGGAATATACCAATTTAGTCTTAATATCTTGGAACATATCACTATCAATAACCGGTGATAAAAAAGAAAGTAATACATTTGTGTAGTTCATAAACGTTGTATGATTACCACTTTCTTCTTCTTCTTTTACCTCGTCATCTCCTGAATCGACAAATCCGTGGTATTTACGTGCAGTATTGTATGCCTCGTTTATTTTCACAAATTGTTGATGTGCTTCGGGAGACTTATTTTTGTCTGGATGATTTCTTAGCGCCTCTCTATGATAACACCGTTTTAATATTTTTTCGTCAATTTCATCGTCCAGAGGCAATCCGAGTATTTGATGCGCTTTTTCGTATTTTCTTTGGGGAATCGACATTATCCAAAGAATAGTTGTGTATATGGTTTAATATAGTAATGAACATACTCTCTAAATGGTAAATGGGGCGATAATTATTATTATATTGCTGCAATTGTTGATGCGATTTTGTTAATATATCTGTTACAGATTTATCAGTTAATTTTCCTTCATCGATAAAATGTGTAATTGTATACCATAATACGTCATATATGTCCAGGTTATAAACCAAAATATCATATAAATAATCACGAAAGTTTGTAATCAACATGTTCTTAGGATTTGCGAGTTTATCAACCAATGTTTCACATACATTATCAAATATTTCTTGGGGTAATTCTGATGGATCATTTACAGATTGAATCATAGGAATCTCTTTTAAATTTAATAGATATTGTGGGTTTATATTCTCCGGTAACCCAAGCAATTTATATGATTCCACCGATGGACGTTTAACATTCACAATTTGTGCATTATACAGTATATTCTTGGGTATAAAGCTTATATGCTCTGATAATATTATGAACTTTATTTGAAACGGAGATAATTCATTCGCATATTGTTGTATATAACTATAAAAATTTTCTAGTAGTTCTGAATGAATGGTGTGGAAATTTTTACAAACAATAATGCCGAATTTACATGGTTTTAAAGACACTATGTCGACTATCTGCATATACACGTCATGCCACACTGATTTAGAATTACAACCTAATAACGACATATCTATTTCATAATGAATATCGCTGATACGATAACTATGTTCATATTTGTCTGCCTGTAATCCCATTTTTTTATCATACTTTAATTCACTTGGACTGTATTTTTTAATAAATCGAAGCATTTGTGTATATTTTCCGACCCCTGATGGTCCATATAAAATTAAATTTTTAAAATCAATATGTTTGTTTGGTATGGATTCTTCAAATTCGCGTAATTCTGGGTGCAAATCGAAATTTTTAGTTTTATTTATGTATTCGTCAAATAAGGTTTCATGAAATTTCATATAGGTTATTCGATTATAATAATCTATATATTGAATGTTTAAACCGATTGAAGTAGAATTTCTTTACATTTATCCGTCTGTTGATGAAACCATGATTTTAGATAAATTATTCGCATTTATTACATTAATTACTGGTAAAATGATGGATGACATGAATAACACTAATAATAATGATTTATATCCACCCGAAAAATTAGCAGACGATGTTACCATTGTAAAATCATTTGAATAACTATAAGTTAAGCCGATTAATGCAATTGTTGCTATCACAAACATCCATTTATACATGTTCAAGTTTAATCGTGCACTTCGTGATAATTTCAAGGAATTATATTTTTTATACAAAAAATCTGTCGACATTACTGTTAATAAAGATGCTACAAATTGTAAAATTACACCTGGACATAATGCCCAGTATAGAGGAAGCATTATATCACTACCAGTTGAAATCGTGGTTTTGGGAAATGTAAGTAACAATGATTTATTATGTCTTGATGTATCATTTGCTAGTTCGAATAACAATACTATCGTATATATTAGTTGCACAGCAAACACCAATCCAAAACCAATAGATGCTGTTAAGTAATTATACATTGCGACGAATGCGACTATAAACATTATCAAAATATAAAAATACTTGGTGAAAGAATTGAACATTATTATAATATATTCCGATTTATAATTCATATGTATTTTTAATCCACTCTACCAAGACTTTTTCTTCACAATCATCATATGAATGGGGGCATTTTTTTAAAGGTAGAAACTTCGGTTTTTTCATCTTTGTTGTTTTATAAAATACATACGGTCCAAACTTTCCATTACGAACACTCATTGTATCTCCTAATAACCGTAATATAGCTGTTGTTTTTGCCCTTTCTTGGCTTGAATTTATAATAGTAATTGCGTCTGAAATTGTGAGTTTGTCCAATGGTTCTTTCCATTCACGTAAACTGACTCTGTTGTCGCCCCATTCTAAGTAGGAACCGAACTTGCCCTTCTTTATTTTCAACTCCTTTTCTTCATATTGTCCAAGAAAATCATCCTTTACTAACAACAAATCGTCTAAATTATAGTCTCCTGCACGTAATCTTTCTAAATCTATCTTGGTTGATTTCACTGAATGAAAACAAGTTTTTCCATCACCAGTTGTTTCTTTCACCGTAGGACCATATTGACCAAATATTACTTCGTGTGTATCGTCGATTTTATAGGTTTCCTTGGTTAGTTTCGATACAGGCTTGGACATTCTATCAATATCTTGCAGACAGTTTGCACAAATATCATACCAATCGCGCTCGGAGGTTGGGTTGGATGCTATATCATCTAAATTACATTCCATATTCTTGGTATAATCATAGGAGAATAATTCAGTAAAATGTTTGATTAGAAATTCTATACAGAGAATACCCATTGGTTGAATGACTAGTTTACTTTTTTCACTACCAAAAGTCTTTTCAACGAAACGTTTGTCCAAGATTTCGCCTTTGCGTAATGTGAATTCTGCACATTTACTAGTTTCACCCTCAATATCTGTGCATTTTACATAACCTCTATCTTGGACAGTATCTACAAGAGATGCGAATGTGGAAGGTCTTCCTATTCCAAGTTTCTCCAATGTTTGAATTAAGCTAGATTCTGTATATCGTGCGACCTTATTTCGAATTATCACCATACTTTCGATATATTGATAGGAAACTACCTTTTTATGATACCCTTGGACAAACATTTTCCTGGAAGTCAATTCGGATTGGTCCGGCATTTTATCTGTGACCTTTTTCCAACCAAGAAATGTAGGGATTTCTATTACATGAGTGTATTTTATGGATTTATCAAACATCTTGGGTGCACTCAGTGATAGAGTCGTAGACAGATATTTTGCG